AAGTCTGGAACGTGCGTGTGTGTTTTTATAAAGGTAATTTCCAAAAGCCCATCCCCTAGTCTTTTAGTTTTTTGTCGTCTTCTTTTTGTTCCTCATAAACAATAGCATTTTCTGCTATTTTGGGCCACTTGTGAATGGGGCAATGCTGAGCCGCTAGTTGAGTTTTTAGGTCCATAAAACAAAAGCATATGGAACACTGTCTAGTTTTTGTAAAATGCTCACAGGACTCACACAAAGAAATCCTGTAAGTTTGCGTTTCCTCATCTACGGTGTATACTTTTAGTTTTCTCCATAGTTTTTTCATTTTATGCTCCCCTACAACAAATTACTTAACCAATTTTTGTTACTGGAAATAATTCTATTGCTTCTACTCCGTCGTTTAAAAATTCGTTGGGAGAAGTCATGGTTTTGGTAACGGCGTCCCATAAACATCCGATACTTACATCACTTTCTGGACCCACAAAATACTCTACCTCATCTTTGTAAACGTATGAGGCAGCCTCTTGTTCTGTTAAGAAAATGTTTAATAATTCTTCTGAAATGTTGTCTTCAACAATAATTATGTTTTTAACAACATTTTCATCATCAAGAATCACTAGTTCTTTCATAAACTTACGTCTCCTTAAACGTTTGCAGGAACAATAGCGATTGCTCCACCAACGGCCGCCACAGTCTCTGCTTGTGCAGTGAATGTGAATGAACCCGCAAAACAGTTGGAACCACTGTTTTGGTTAACGCTGGCACCTCCACCAGTTCCTCCCTGTCCGCGTCCTGAACCCGAACCTGAATTTCCTAGGTTACCTTGAGCAGGACCTGCACCTGCACCACCCCCAGAAATAGCACCCCATCCAAAGAAGTTTACTGCACTAACAGAGGCGCTTCCTGTTCCACCACCACCAGTTCCAGCAGCACCTGCACTAGCAGAGCCTCTAGAGCAACAGTCAGAGGGTGAACCTGCAACAGCAAAGGCATATGAAGAGCCACCACCAGAGTTTCCAGATGATGTAAGAGTTCCAGCGTTACTGTTTACGCTACTAGTTCCTCCAACTCCACCAACAGTATAGTTTATGTTTCCAGAGTTAATTGTGTATTGTCCAGTAGCATTTCCACCACCTGCACCGCCTGCTCCTGAAACTGCTTGATAATACTGTGTGCTTTCGCCGCTAGAAAAGCAAGGACCTGCTGAATAGCGTTGGTTTGCTATAGAGTTACTCGCGCTGGTTCCCCCACTTCTAGCAGTGGCTGTGTATGTAAATGGGTAGTAAGCAGGTGTAAAGGAAGAACTAGAGGTTGCAAAAACAGTGGTTGCATTTGCTGCTGTTGACTTAGTCGCAGTTCCACTAGATGGAGAATCTCCAGAAGCATTTGTGGCTCTTACTGAATAAGTGAAAGAAGTGTTGGCTGTTAAACCAGTAACTGTAAATGTAGTAGAACTAGAATTCGTTGAAACAGTGGTTGAACCGTAAGTGACTTTATATGAACTGATTGCACTTGTTCCTCCAAACGATGGTGCAGTCCAGGAAAGAACCTGTGTTGTAGGCGTAGAGTTCCCTGCAGTAAGACCTGTAGGAGCATCTGGCGTTGTTTGGGTTGGAGTAACAGCGTTGCTTGCCGCAGATACAATTCCTGGACCAACAGCATTAGAGCCACGTACTGTAAAAGTATATGTCTGTGCATTAGTAAGTCCTGTTACAGTAATTGGACTAGTAGCACTAGAACCAGTGATGCTTCCTGGGTTTGATGTTGCAGTAAAGTTAGTTGCAACTCCACCATTTGCAGCAGCAGTAAAAGGCACGGATACCGTTAAATTATTTGCAGTTGCTGTTCCAAGTGTGGGTGCCTCAACGACGTCTACAATTTTGGCAGCACCAGCAGAAGCATCGTTGTATTTTTTTCCAGTTAAGTTGGAATCACTAGCCTTCCTTGTTGCCATATTACGAAATCTCGCTTCCGAATGCTGAGAACGACATGTCTGCTGAAGATGCAAAAACGGTAAGTACGTCTGTTGCATCTAACGTGATACCAAGAGTTAGAAGAACAGAGTCAGAGGCTGCTACTGTTGCTCCAAAAACAATGTAGTGCTGGTTAGCAATTGACGCACCCGCAGGACGAACCGCAATACGGTATGTTCCTGAAGTTCCTGCACGGTTACAGATGGCAATTGTAGAGACCACAGTATCAGTTGCTGAAGGGACTGTGTAAAGTGTGGTTAAGGTTGTTGCTGCTGGGGCTGACTGGCCCAGAACCTTGTAAATCGTTGGCATGAGACTCCTTAAATAGCAGTATCAGTAAGGTACAGATAAATCCCTTACCTGTACGACTAAACAAGTAAAGGTTAGTTCGTATTTCGGGGGGATGTGGGCTAAAGTGACCACATGAATTTGGTGCATAAATCGGTTTCTCAGGGCGGAAAATTAGCGCCCTTAATAGTCAAACATACCCTTCCTGACAATACTGGGATAATGAACCCCAGTGTTTACGTTGACAAGGACGGCGATATCCTTGTCAATCTTAGAATAGTTAACTACACCCTGTACATTTCAGAGGCTGACCAGAGGTTCTTCAGTCCTTGGGGGCCATTAACCTACTTGCACCCTGAGAAAGACCAACATCTACGAACCGTCAATTACCTGTGCCGACTTGATAAAGACCTAAACATAATCAATTCAACTCAAATAGAAATGCTTGAACTACACAGGCCTATTTGGGAGTTTGTTGGTTTAGAAGATATTCGAGTCGTTCAATGGGACGACGACTATTACGCAGTAGGAGTGAGACGAGATACCACGACCAATGGTCAGGGTCGAATGGAATATAGTAAATTAACCATAGACAAAGAAACATGGTCTGTTAAAGAGGTCTCACGCGTGCGCATACCCGCGCCCATGAACGAAGACACTTCTTACTGTGAAAAAAACTGGATGCCTGTTCTAGATAAACCGTATCACTTTGTTAAATGGACAATGCCTACTGAAGTTGTGTGGGCAAACCCAAATGAGCCAGAATGCAAACAGTCGATAGTAAAAGAAACACCTACACCTCCAATTGACCAACGAGGAGGTTCTCATGTCGTTAAGTGGGGAGAGTTCTATATCTGCATTACTCACGAAGTTAAGTTGTGGAGAAACTACTTAAATCAAAAAGACTCCAGGTACAGACACAGGCTTGTGGTGTGGGACTCAGAGTTTAACTTCAAAGGACTTAGTAAAGAATTTGCATTTCTTGATACAGCCATTGAGTTCTGTGTAGGCGCTGCAATAAAAGATGACAATCTTCTTGTTAGTTTTGGAGTTCAAGATAACTGTGCATTTATTCTTGAAGTTCCACAGAACGTTGTGAATGAGATGATTACGGAGGCGCTGTCTTATGGGGCTTAAAGAACTGACTATTGACCTAGCATCAAACACTAAAAGTGCTGAAAAAAACTTTGCTTTAGCAGAAGAGTACGAAAAACTAAAACAGCACTCCTCTGCTGCTGGGTTCTTCTTACGAGCCGCAGACCTTGGGTACAAGACTAATCCGCTATTAACCTACACCTCCTTGATAAAGATGGCGCTGTGTTGGTCAAGACAACAAGACAGAAGCGCCACTGTTCTAAATACCTTGCATCATGCTATTGCGTTTATGCCAACAAGACCTGAAGCATACTTTGCACTTGCTCGTTACTATCAATATAGAAAAGAATGGCAAAAGGCTTACACATTTGCAGGTTGGACTGAGTACTATGGCTCTTATTGTTTGTTATTTGAAAAAGCAGTGGCTAGTTGGTGGGTAGGACGTAAAGAAGAAAGTAAAGTTTTGTTTCAGCACCTGCTTGATGACCACAAAATGGCTCCAGAGTATGTCAACGGATGTTTAAACAATATGAGGTTATTTTAATGTTTCCTAATTGGTTTAGAGATGTTGAAAAGTATTTTCGTCATGTTCCAACAACAGAGTTACGAGCACTTCAAGTAGGTGCTTACACAGGTGATGCCACTTTATGGTTATTAAACAACCGCAACATAACTACTATTCACGATGTAGACACTTGGGGAGGAAGTCAAGAAAAGGCTCATGAGACATTAGACTTCACATCAGTTGAGGAGTTTTACGATTCTAGAACATCAGACCTAAGAGTTGTAAAATGCAAAATGACAAGTGACGAGTTCTTTAGCATTAATGATAAGACCTTTAACTTTATCTATATTGATGGAGACCACACGGCTCTACAGACTGCCCTTGACGGGTTAAACGCCTTTAAAGTCCTAGAAAGCGGCGGAATAATGGCGTTTGACGACTACCTATGGAACTATGACGGAAACCCGTTTAATGAGCCTAAAAGGGGCGTGGACGCCTTCCTAGCGGTATGCCAAGGACAGTACACACTCATTGAATCTGGTTATCAGGTTTGGATTAAGAAGTGTTGAGCAACGCTACCTTTGAAGTCTTTCATACGGATACTGGAAATGAAGTAAGGAACCGTTCTTATGAGGGTATTTTAAAGAGAATGTCTTTTTTGCCACG